AAGGGCGCAACAGCCTTGCCGATGCTCGCCCGATTTGCTCCGGCGCTTGAGTCTGGCGGTTTTAGTCTTGGCGGCGGCGCTGCGGGTGGCGCTATCGCCAACGCGGCAACGCGGGCCGGTGCCGGCGCGCTCACTGGCGGTGTCTCCTCTGCGATGCTTGACCCCGAAAACGCGGGGATGGGCGCGGCCATCGGCGGCGCGCTCCCTGGCGCAACGCAGTTGGCTGGCGCGCTTGGGAAAGCGGCCTCGCTCAACGTGTCGCCTGCTGTCGCCAGTCTCTACCAAAAAGCGCAGGCGGCTGGCATCAACGTGCCAATCGACCGACTGACCAACAGCCCGCTGGCAAATGCTCTTGCCGCCTCCCTGCGCTACATCCCGCTGAGCGGCCGCGCCGCCACCGAAGACTCGATGCTGTCTGGACTGAACCGCGCCGCCTCGCGCACGATGGGCGAGGACACTGCAAATTTGGCGCAGGCGTTGCGCTCGGCTCGCGCCAACCTCGGCGCGAAGTTCGATTCGACCTTAAGCAGTACCGCCGTCACGGTTGACCAGCAACTCCTGAACGACCTTGCCACGGCAAGTCAGCGCGCCAATGCGGAACTGGTGCCGGCGCAAGCCGCCATCATCGACAACCAGATAAACGACGCACTGGCGAAGGCTGGCCAGAATGGCGCGATTGACGGGCAGGCGTTCTACAACCTCAAGAAAACCCTCGACCGCGTGGCGACTCGCAACACCCCGGAAGCGTTCTATGCGCAGGGCGTGCGCAACAACCTAATCGACGCGCTGAATCGCTCCCTTGGCCCGCAGGAAGCCGCCGCCTTCAGCAAGGTGCGCGAGCAGTACGGGAACATGAAGACGCTGCAGAAGATTGCCCCGAACGGCGCTGAAGGCGAAATCACGGCGGGCCGGCTTGGCGCGTTGCGCAACACGAAATCCAAAGACCTGCAGGATGTTGCCGACATTGCGGCGCAGTTCGTCAAAACGCGAGAAAACCCGCACGGCGCAATGCAGCGGGTTTTCACTTCGGCGCAATTGGGCGCGCTTGCTGCTGGGCCGCTGGGGCTCCCCGGAGGGCTTCAAGCTGCGATTCTGGCGGGCGGGACAATGGCGGGCGGGCGCATGGCTAACACGGCGCTGAACAGCAAGTTACTGGCCAAGCTTCTGCTGAACCCGCAAGGCGTTGAAACGCTGCTCGCAAACCCCGGAGTGCGGGCGTTGCCAGGGGCTACTTTAGCAGCCCAAGGAAGCCAGCAATAAAAGCGACCACCATGAAGACGACTAGCTTCACAAGCTGAAAATCCAGCCAAGTATTGCCGGTCATCGAACCACCCCAGCCCGCACCAGCGGGCTTTTTGCGTTTCATAGCACAGGAGCAGCCTCATGGCGAGAGACGGCAGCGGCAATTACGTTTTACCGACAGGTCAGCCGGTGGTCACAGGCTCCACCATCTCCTCCTCGACGTTCAACACCCTGACGAATGACCTTGCCACGGCGCTAACCGGCAGCATGACCCGCGACGGTCAGGGCGTGCCGACTGCCAATATCCCGTTCGGCGGCTTCAAGATTACGAACCTCGGCAATGGGTCGTCCTCGACGGACTCCATCAACTATGGGCAGGTGCAGGGCCTTATCAGCGCCGACCGCAAGTCCTCCAATCGCGTCATCAATGGCGGCATGGTCATCGACCAGCGCAACGAAGGCGCGTCGCTGACCTACACGAACGGCTCCACCATCCAATACGGCGTTGACCAGTGGTACGGCTGGGTCACGGGCGCGAATTGCACCGGGGCGCGGGTTGCGGGCAGTGGGCGCGACCAGTACCGCTATCAGTTCACGGGCGCCGCCAGCGTCACGGCGGTGGGCTTCGGGCAGAAGATTGAGCAGGCCGACACTTACGACTTAGTGAGCCAGACCGTCACCCTTGGCGTCGACCTTGCCATGAGCGCAGGCGGCACGGTGACTTGGACGATCTACCGGCCCAGCGCCACCGCGAACACCTTCGGGACTGCGGCACCTCCGGGCGGCACGCGCACCAGCGAGGCGACCGGCACCTTTACCGCTACATCGACCGTGACCCGGTTCACCACCACCCTGACCCTGAGCAGCAGCGCCAATCAGGGCTTGGAAATCGTGTTCAGCATTGGCGCGCTCGCAGCGGCGGCGACGTGGACAATCGGCAATGTCCAGCTTGAACTTGGCTCCTCGGCCAGCGCCTTCGAGCGGCGCGGCTACGCTGACGAGTTGCAGCGGTGCCAGCGGTTCTATGCCAAGAGCTACGCGCCGGGGACTGCGCCGGGCACCGTGGTTACCTCGGGCGTCAGCATTGACCGCATCCCGACCGGCACGGCATCGCCCACCGGCCTCAATACCTCGCTGCCGGTGACAATGTTCCGGACGCCCAGCATGGTCTGGTACTCGTCAGCCACCCTGAACGCTTCAAGCAACGTCCGAGACACCACGACCGCCGCAGATGTTCCGACGACAGGCACCACGGCTGAGTCGCCACGAACTACCGGCTACCCGACAATGAATGCATCGCAAACCGCGCTTGACATCATCCACGCCCACTGGACGGCCTCGGGGACTATCCCGTGAGCGACCACCACGAAGACCAAGCTGTCTCGCACGCCATGCTCAAGCGCGACGTTGACGAGCTGAAGGCCGACATCACCGCGCTGCGCGCCGACATCGCCGGCCTTCTTGAGGCGTGGCGCACGGCCTCGGGCATGGTTGGGTTCGTGAAATGGGCGGCGGCGCTGGCGACGGCTGCCGGCGTGCTGCTGTCGGCATATCACTGGTGGGATAAGTGAAGACCTCCGAAGCCGGCAAGGCGCTTATCAAGCGCTTCGAGGGTTTCAGCGCGACGCCTTATCTGTGCCCGGCGGGCGTGCCGACAATTGGCTGGGGCTTCACGCGCTACCCCAACGGCAGGCGCATCGCCATGACCGACCCGCCGCTGACCGAGGCCGAGGCCGAGCCGCTGCTGGACATTCTGCTGGCCGACTACGAGCAGGACGTTGAGGAGCTAATCGACGTTCCGCTGACTCAGGGCCAGTTCGACGCGCTGGTCAGTTTCACATGGAACTTGGGCGCACCGGCCCTGCAGCACTCCACCTTGCGCGCAAAGCTGAACGCTGGCGACTACGCAGGCGCAGCTGCTGAGTTCGAGCGCTGGAACAAGTCCGGCGGAAAGCCGCTGGCCGGGCTGACGCGGCGCAGGACGGAAGAGGCGCTGATGTTTATGGGCAAGGAGGTTGCGTAATGGCAAGCACAAGCTGGAAAGACGTGGTCGCCGCAGTTGCCCCAAGCGTTGCCACTTTGTTTGGCGGTCCGCTGGCCGGCGTTGCTGTAAAAGCGCTGGGCGACAAGTTGCTCGGTAAGCCGGACGCTACCGAGGACGAAGTGGGCGCGGCAGTGGCCGCGCTTGCGCCCGCCGACCTTGTAAAGCTCAAAGAGGTTGAAGCCGACCTTGCCAAGTCATTGGAAGCAGCCGGCGTGCAGCGCGAACAAATCGCCGCCGCAGACCGCGACTCTGCTCGCAAGCGCGAGGTCGAAAGCAAAGATTGGACGCCTCGGTTGCTTGCGGGACTGATTGTTGTTGGCTACGGCGTCGCCATGGAGCGCCTGATGAATGGCCCGCCGCTTTCCGGCGACCAGCAAATCCTGTGGTCGATGTTCGGCTCGCTGACACTGGCGTTATCCCAGGTGCTCAACTACTACTTCGGCAGCACCAGCCAGTCAGCGGCGAAAAACGCCACCATTGCGGAAGCCATTAAAGCCAAAGGCACCGCCTGACAAGATTCCCCACACGACGGAGGCTGCATGCCAACGCCGCGCACTCTCGCTGACCACAATCACCTTGCCACCGTTTGGATGGACATGGTGTCCCGCAACCAACCCGTCGCCAAAATAGCCGCCGCTCTAGGAGTGAGCGAGCGCAGCGCTTATGTGTGGCGCGACCGGGCGCAGGCCGCGCTCGGCATTGAACTTCCCGTCTCACGCGACAAGCGCAACGCCCTACACCCCCGCCTTGACCACCTTTCCCTTGAAATCCCAAGCTGCCGCGTGCTGGTCGGCTCCGACTGGCACATCTGGCCCGGCTACCGCAGCCGCGCCGAAACCGCGTTTTTCCATGTCCTCAAAACCGAAACCTTCGACGTTATCGTGCTGAACGGCGACGTTACCGACCAGCCCCAGGTATCGCGCCACGGGCCGGGAATGAGCATCCCGCCGCCTCGTTTGCAAGACGAGATTGCCGAAGCGCAGGTGCGCGTTGCCGAGGTTGCCAAGCTGGCCCGGAAGCGCAACGCGGATGTCAGGCTTGTCTGGATTTTTGGCAATCACGACATCCGCATGTGGCGCTACATCGCCAACAACGCGCCCGAGCTGGGCGAAATGCTCACGTTCGAGGACAGGTTCCCGGCGTGGGAGTTCACTGTCAGCATGGACATCAACGAAGGCGCTTGTTGGCTCAAGCACCGCTGGCATGGTGGCATCCACGCGGCCTACAACAACGTCCTGCGCTCTGGCGGCACGCTGGTCACTGGCGACACCCACCGGCTGGCAATGGTCAGGTGGGGCGACTATAACGGCGTCCGCTACGGCATCGAGACCGGGATGCTGGGCGACCCGCGAGGGCCGCAGTTCACCTACACCGACAACACCCCCGTGAACTGGTGCCCTGGCTTTGCCGAGTTGCTGGTGACGGACGAGGTTCACTGTGAACTGGTGGACTGTTCCCGACGCGAAATCAGGCGGCGCGGCAAGGTTCTGCCGGCGTGACCGGCGTCATTGATTTGAACGCCGAGCGGGGCAAGCCCCGGAAGAAAGGCAAAGACCCCGAGCCGCCGGACGACGGCGCGGTCCTGCTCTATATGTGTGACTGCGGCTGCGGCTTGTGGCGGCTCTACGCGGACGGCGCGTGCGAATGCATCAATTGCGGCGCGATTCCTGATGGGCTGAGGACTGTGGCGGGCTAGATTGGCTCATAGGTTTTTTCAAAAATCTTCGGCTTGCACGGGTAATGCTCGCCATCAATACCAGTGATAATCCAGTCCTCCGGCGTCACCTCATGGCCGCCTTCAAGCGTGCGAATCCACCATCCTTTGCGGCAGCCGTAGACGTTGATTTCACGAGGGTCTCCTTCGCGCCAACGAACGCCGCCAAGGTCATCAAACCAAGCCTCTACTACTGCCGGATGGTCGCCCTTTTTTAGCCATTGCGTTGCTTCAATAACGACAGGCTTTTTTCTAAACCTCATAACACCTCCGCGTTCTGTTTCTCAATTATGCAATACCCGTAATCCTTGTGACGCCCCTGTGACGCGGCACAGTCAAATCGGGCCTTTTTGGTCACTTCGGCGCACCATAACCCGCTGATTTTGCACGCAGTCGGATTCCGGGCGGGACTTAAAATCCCTCGGCCTATGGTCATGCCGGTTCGATTCCGGCTCCGGGTACCATAATAAAATCAGGCGTTTGCGGCGGAATCCTCGGCGCTGTCTATTTGGGGCTGTGACGCCTGTGTGACGCCATCTTCTGGGCGGCGTCCTGCAGCTGCGCGTCTTGCAGATGCGCATACCTTGAGGTCATCTGCATAGTCGAATGCCCCATCAGTTCTTTGAGGACGCGCAAATCGACCCCCGCCGCGATGGCCAGCGAAGCGTAGGAGTGCCGCAGGTCGTGGAACCGCACATGCGCCAGCCCTGCGGCCTCTCTGGCCTGCTCAAAGCCCCGGCGCAGGTAGTTGGCGGTCAGCGCCAGCGGGAGCCGCTCGCACACATCAAAGGCGTCCTGCGGCACCGGCACCAGGCGCGGTCTGCCTGACTTGCTGGTAGCCAGCCACAACGCCCCGCCACGCCAATCCTGCTTGCGCAGGGCGAGCAGTTCCGACCGGCGCAGGCCAGTGCAGGCCGCAAGCCACACAGCGTCACGCACAGCCTCTGTGGGGCACGCAGCAACAAGAGCAAGCACTTGGTCAGGCGTCAGGTAGATGTGCCGGTCCTGCCGCTCCTGCAGCAGCCTGACGCGGCTCCCCAGCGCGGTGTCCGACCATCCCCACTGATGCGCGAGGTTGCCGAGCCTGCGGAGCAACGCCAAGCGTCGGTTGATGGTGGCGGGCGTCAGCCCCGCGCCCGCCTTGATGATGGCGCTGGCGGCGTCCGCAATGCGGTCCAGCGGGCGGTACAGGTGCGGTTCTATGAGACGCGCCTTGCTCAACGTGCTGCTGTGCGACTTGAGCGCCGGGGCGTGGGTCGTCAAGTATTCGGCGAGCGCGTCCGCAAGCTGACGACGCGGCTGGAGTCCTGCGGCCTGACGTTCGGCGTCCTCTCGCAGCTTCCTTTCAGTCTCGATGGCGAGCGCCTTGGTGCCAACAGTGCAGCGAGTACGGATTCCACGGGCTTGTACGTCGACCTGCCAGCGGTCGCCGCGCTTTCGGATGGGCATGGCGTCTGCCTCTGCGATTCAAGATAGCGGTCAAGTTCGGTGGGGTCGAAGCGCCGGGATTTTGGCCCCGACCCCAACTGTACCGCCGCCAGCCGGCCTTCGGCCACGAGGCGGTGGACGGTCCTGGCGGAACACTGCCAGCGCTGGGCGACTTGGGCGGCGGTGAGGAGGTTCATGCAAGGCCAGCCAGTCGCCGGAATAGCGGGTTATGCGTCGTGACGTTGGCAATAATCCTGCCGCTGAATTTGCGAAACGTGCGCTGAACCATTTCGACAAAAGTCGGCCTCCACACCGACCGAATGCGCCGCCGCCTGCTGCTAACCCGCATCGCCAGCCTCCCCAATCAGCCGGTCGATGACATCGCGGGCCGTTTCACACTCTCCGATATGCACGCCTTCAACTCCATCAAGCCACAAAAATTGACCGCACTTGGAAATCATTGTGCCAATACACCACTCCAACCTCGCCCGCTCCGCTGCAAGCTCGGCGCGGTAATGCTCGCGTTCAGACGACATCCGCTTGAGCGCGTCGACGGTGTTCGACAACTCAGCGCGAGCCGCTGCAAGCTCGGCGCGCAGGGCGTCAATCTCGGCCAGCGTGTTCATGGCGGCGGATTGCAGGGCGTCAAACAACTTGCACGCAAGGCAATCGTCCTCAGTTGCGCCATGCATCGTCGGATATTGGTAAGCCGCAACGGCCTCCAGCAATGACGGACACGGCGCGGGCTTGAGTTCAGCGGTCATCGCAAACCTCCCGTCCGGTTCGCCGTCGCTACTACCAAAAAAATTCCGGCCATGAAGCCAACCGAAAAGCCTCCGACCAAGCAGGCCAATGAGATCCAGTTCATTGCGTCACCCCCAGCCTCGCCAGCACGGCGCGTTCGATACCCCTGCGAATAACGCCAAACCATTCCTCAAATGGGCATTCACGAGAAGGCGTCCAGGCATTTAAAGCTGCCATTTCAGCCTCCGCAAATTCATCATCCGTCATCGGCGTGTAGGCCGGCAGCGAGGGGTGGGTATAGAGCGGGAACTTCGCCCACGGCTTATCGGTTGTGCCTGGGTTTTCGGCGCGCCATTTCTCATCCCTGCGGAGGGCGTCGTCGGCGTCTGCCTCAGTCAAGTACAGATTCGTTGCCACGCAGGACACATCGACCATCCACGCCACCGGCTCCGCGCTCTCCGTCGCCGCCAGCTTGGCGCGAAGTTCGTCCCGCTGCGCCAACACGCAGGCCGGGCGTTGGCAGTGGTAGCCGCAGGAGTGCGCGCCGTCTTCGGTCTTGGCTTCCTCGGCGGCGATGGCGGCGCGCAGGGCTTGGATAAACTCGGCGGTGTGGATTTCCCATTTCCAGCTTGGGGTGTCCCACCGTTCAACAACCGCCTTCGCGGCTTCAAGCAGGGCCATTCGGCACCTCCTCGTGAAATGACTCGACGCACGGGCGTCCGCAGTTGTGGCAAAACTTGGTGCTGTTTTCAGACGGTGAGCCTTCGATGAACGTCCAAATCTTTCCGCATTGCGTGGCCCATGTGTCGCCGTATTCACCGTCTTGAATCCATGTGCATGTCGGCACCGGGTCGGGCGGGAGGGCGAGGGCTTCAAGTAGAGACGTTTGAATATCTTGAATGCGCGGCAAAACTGACTTCCTTGGCTCACCTTCCAGAATCGCCGCCAGTGCAATAGTGGAGCGCCTAGCTGAAGCCTCAATCCGTTCGGCGCGGGTCATGGCTGCATCCTCCTGTCCCGCTCGGTGGCAAGCGCTTCTGCGGCGTCGTGACTCCACTTCGCCAATGGCGCGCAATCCATCCCGATTGGGAATTTGGTGATGCGCTCGTCAAACAACTGCTTGGCATGTTCATTTACGAAGCGGCGGCGGTCGTCGTTTGCGGGGCGCGTTTCAAGTTCCTCCATCAGCTTGTCGATTGCGTCGCACTTGCTTTGACGGAGTTTCTCTAGCGCACGATTCAGCCCTTCAAGCTCCGCAATCCGCGCATCCTGGGCTTCAAGGGTGGTAGTGAGGGCGTCCTTCAAACGGTCGTAAGCCTTGTCCGTATCCGCGCAAACGCCATAGCGCCGCGCCGAATCCGCCCAATCCTCAGCAAGGTCTAATAGCTTCTCAACGCTACTCATGGCTTCGGCCCTCTCGGAACTTCGGCCCAGTGCGTAACGTCGTAGACGGTAACCTGCGACCTAGCGTGAATGGACCATGTGTCGTGCGAAAATACAGCGATGCACGCTGGCCCATGCCTGTTGGTTTTCGCAAGCACTGACCTATCGTTATCCGGCGGCTCGCTTGCCGGGTGCCATTCAATGATTTCCTTCACGCTTTCTTCCTCCTTTCCTTCCGCATCGACATCCAGTAACCCTCGCAGGCTTTGCATTCCTGCCTGACTCCTCCTGGCGCGTGCTTGTCCTGATAAAACGCATCGGCCCTTTTGCGTTCGCCGCATTTCACGCAAGCCTTGAAGCCCATCGCTTCACTGAGCCTGCGCGAATGCTGGTGCCAGCCTGAATCGCGAGCCGGCATCAGAAAGGCAAATCATCGTTAAGGTCCGGGTCGACCACCGTTTCCCGGCGCGGCTTCGGCCTGTCGCCGTTTGCGGCATATCGCGCCTGCTCGACGCCACGCGCTGCCGTATCGCGGTCGCTGGCCGGCTGCGGTTCGCTGACTTTGAGGCTCAGAAACTCCCCGCGCTGGCCCTGTTTCGTCCACGCCGCCAAGCGCCACGTTTCGCCGTTGATGAGGACTGTGCCGGTCCAGTCCGGGGCCTTCTCGCTTTTCTTGCGCTGTTCGGGAAAAAGCGTGCCCGACATATCTCTCTGCTCATAAGCCATGTGCAATCCTCAGTAGTTGATGCGGCACCAAGAGCCGCCAGAAACAATTCGTGAAACGGAACCTTGCGAGATGCCGAACTCCTGCGCGAGTTGCGCTTGCTTGGCCTCGCGGGCGAAATAGCGCCGCCGGATTTCCTGCGCGGCGGCTGGGGTCATGTGGCGGTAGTGGCGCTTGGGGCGATTCATGCCGCCCGCCTTGCCGCAATGGCTTTCTGCCACTGCGCGACTTCCGCCAGGAACAGCGGCACTTCGACTTCCAGCAGCGCTCGCGCCGCGTCCGTCATGCGATGCCGCACGATGAGCAAGTCCATGCGCGAGTACGCCAAGCGCGGGTCATAAACCGCAATGTCGCACCAGTCCCGGCCCGTAATCCACAGCTGCCATTCGGCCTGCGCGACATACTCCGAAACGTCGCCCGTCGCCCACATGGCTGCCGTCTTGACCTGCGACATGGGGCATTTGATTTCGACCAGTCCGTCGTCGCCGATGAGGCCGTCAGGGCTAGCGCCGGCTTCCAGCGTGTCGTGCAGCGCAAAGCCAATGCGGCCCACGAAAGCGCCTGTGCGGATTTCGTAAGCCTCCCGCGCTTCCGGCTCAAGGTCGGTGCCGCGCTGCATGGCTGCCGTGACTGGGAAGTCGAGCAGTCCGCCGGACACGCGCTCGAAAGCCAGTTCGATGGCGTAGTCCATGCGCTTCTGTCCGGGCGGCGCTGGCTCGTCCTTCTTAGCGCGCCCCTTGGCCAACACATCAGCGGCGCGGCTCGCGGTCGGGATGCCGAGGCGAGCGCGCAGCCATTCGGTGCTGCCTTGTTCGCAGTTGATTAGCCTCATGCAGCCAATTCCGAGTCGGCCTGCTCAATGCGCGATTTACAGGATTCTTTGACATCCACAAGAGCCTCGCGCACTTCCGGGCGCAGAGCCTTCCACGCGGCCTGTAGCGCGCCCATAGATGCGCAGGCTTCAAGGGTCTTGCGCTCTGCCGGATAGCGGCCCCCGATGGGCTCGCCATCGCCACGCCCCTTGCGCTTGCTGGCGTCCTCGCCGTCGTCGTCCTCCTGGGTGATTCCGCACATGGCGGCGAGCGAGTAACGGCGCAGATAGGTGGTCGCACTGCCGACGCCTTGCGGATCAACTTTGGCCGGCGCGCAGGCAGCTACACTCGAAACGTAGCCACCGCCCGTGTGGCAAATCGCCGTTGTGACGGTGACGAGGTTTCCGTCATAGCCGGTGGACTGAATCAGCGCCAAGCCATGCGCGGCCAGCACTGGGCGGGTCTGCGCTAGGATGCTGGATAGGTCGGCGTACTTGTTCTTTAGATGCGGATTGGTCGCGTTCTTGGTGGCGTTTTCCATTTCGGACTGCGCCGCCACTAGCGCCGTGAAGAGTTCCGGCGTCGCGTGTTCCAGATTCATTGCATAACCCCCGCGCCGACCGCAAAGCAGGCAGCGACGAAAAAGACGGTGTAGAGGAGGCCGAGGACGGCGTTGAGGATGATTTCCCCGACGTAGGCCCAGTCGGTGCGCGGCTTGCGCGTCGCCTGTGGGCCGCTGTAAAGGCAGGGGATGCCCAGCTTGGGGTTGATGCGTTGATTCATGGCAGCGACACCGTGCGCACCATGCGATGCGTCACCGGGCAGCGGCGCGAGTCGCGCTCAATCAGCGTGCCCTCGCCCAGCATTTCGGTGATGCGCGGGCGGACACGGTTCAGGTCGGCATAGCCCAACAGGGCGGCTACGTCGCGGTCGGTAGCGCAGGCCAAGGTCAGGACAGCGCCGTAAACCTCGGACTTTCGCGCCGGCAAGGTCTGGCAAATGAGGATGTGCGCAGCCCGGCTGTTGATGTGCATGGCGTGGAAGGCGTGCGCGGTCATGGGGCCACCGCCTGCAGCGCCTCAGCGAGCGCCTGCTCCTGCATGTGGCGGTAGTGCGCCAACGCCTGCGCCTTGGTCGGGCGGCGGGTCACGAGGACTTCGCCGGACCTGTACTCGACGCGAGCGCCGATGGCGGACGCCATGCGGTCAACGTCAGGGCCGGAAATGGTGCGGTCGGTGACAAGGATCACAGCGCACCCCCCATCGCATAGGCCATATCGGCGCGGTTACCGGCGTCGGTCGTCATGCGCTCGCCAACAAGGTCGGCTTCGTCAAGCAAGGCCTCATAGGCTTCGCCAGCAAGGCTGTCGACCAGCGCGGTGAACATGGCGCCGATGTCGCGGTGCCGCTCGGCCCGAGTCGCGCCGGAGCCCGGCTTGAAGTTCGTGGCCATGTCGGCCTTGAGCGTCGAGTCGTCCCACGCATTGGCGAGCGACTCGGTGAACCAGTCGGTTTCGATGAACGCGGCGGTGAACTCGGCGCGGTCAGACACGCGGGTGTCGAGCCAGTCGCCGTCGTCGGTGGTGATGCTGGCGGCAAGCGCCGCTAGCTGGGGGTATTCGCGGGACAGATGTGCCATCTCTTCCTCCATGTCCGCCGGGTGTTTGGTGGCGGTGTGTCTGCAACTGTAGACGCATGGAATCGCAACGTCAACAGGTGTAGACCTTCAGGGCGAAATAAATCTAGACTGCGCTGGCTCAAGCATGGAAAGCCCGACTGACAACCGGGCTGGCGAAGCGGGGAGGGTTACGGCTCCCCGCTGCGTTTTAAACGCAACCAGGAGCGCGGGAATGGAAACAAGAAACGGGCCGGCTAGGCCAATGCTTATGGGGTTTGCGAGCTTTCCGCCGAGGCAAGAAATCCTGGTGGATTACGGTCGTCATATTCAACCACCAGCACAATGCAGCCTAGTGGAACATGAACTGTCAGAGGCGCTGCGCCATCTGGCCGCAGCAGTTGAAGCGTTGCAAAGGGCGCTTCAAGGTCAATCCGGGAACAACATAAATACGGGCAATCATCAAACCAGAACAGATCATCCCGCAGCATTTCCGCCACCGCCTTCGGCAGATTGGGCGCTAGCACGGCAGCGTAGCCTTGGCGGTTCACCGGGCGAATCCATGGAGCAAGCTATCAGGCGCGCGCTTAATCATTGCTTAGGCACCGCAAACCCGGAAAAGACCCAGTAGATGGCCGCCCCGGCTGCAATACAGCCCGCCGCAGTGCCAATTGATTCCATAATTTTGGGGTTGACGGTATCGAACGGAAGATAGATCCCGAAGCCTGCAATCAGTGCACCCATGACTGCGCCAAAGCGACGAAGGGCTTCACCGGCGTTCACGGCTTGTCTTTGCGCGCCTTTTCCTGCGCGGCCTCAAGCAAACGGTTGGCGCGCTCTTGATCCTCACGGTCGCCGCTGGTCATTGCGTTTCGCAGCGTAGGGACGGCATCGGCGGCGGAATGCCGAATGAGCAAAGCGATTTGCTCCTGCAGGAGCGGCGGCAAATTTGGCCACGCTTCGGCAATGTCAATTTGGTCCTGGGAGAACTGTTGCTTCACGGCTTTGCGCTGTCCTTTGCCATCGATGAGCCATCGGACGTTGACGCCAAGCTCCATGGCAAGTTTTAGCGCGGTGGAAGGCTCAGGGATTGAGCCTCGGTTCATCCAAGCTGACCACGCCTGCTTGTTCGACCCGATGGCGTTGTAGACGTCCGACTTTTTTTTGCCGGATTCCAACAACGCATCATCCAGCCGCTCGGCAAAGGGCGTGGGGTAATCTTTAGTTGGTTTGGCCATGAACGCATTCATGGCATGACAGTGGTCAACCGTGGTTGACATGATTCGCCCAAATGGTCTACAACTGTTGACCATGACACTCACCGACCTACAACACCACTTTGGCACGCAGGCCGAGATCGCGAAAGCGCTCGACCTTGACCGCCGCACCGTTTGGGCATGGTTCAGCCGTGGCCGAATCCCCCGTGGCCGCCAGTTCGAGATTGAGCTGGCGACCGATGGCGCGCTGAAAGCCGAACGGCTGCAAGCCGCCTGACATGACTCCCTCCCCTAGCAAGTGGCATTTGCCACCCTCCCGGCCCATGCGGGAGGGCATTTTTTGGCTGGCAGCCGGGCTCCTGGCGCTGGTCATCGGGGCGAACCTCGGGGTGCTGTTGGCGTGAACACACCATCGCTGAACGTCACTGAGAGGGCACGCAAGAACGAGTCGATTGTCTTGCAGAGGCTTGCCGACGTTGGCTTGGAGGCTGCTGCGGAGGCTTGTGGCGTCGACGGAAGCACGGTTTCCCGCTGGAAAACGAAGGAAATCCCCATGCTCACCAAGCTGGCCGCACGGCTCGGGCTGAAGCTGGTGCCGGTGGGGTTCAAGTGTTACCCGGCGGAGGAGATTGAAAGCCTGCTGGTGCTGGCCAAGGCCAGGTTGCGGCACATCGAGCACGCGGAGCAGCTTGCGGAGGATGACGCTTGAGCAAGCAGACGCCTCAGGTTGAGGACGGGTTTGTCCGCATTGCCAGCGAACTTTACGACGCCATCCTCCTGGCCGATTTCAGCAAGCGCGAACTGCTGGTGCTGATGGCCATCATCCGCAAGACCTACGGGTTCAACAAGAAAACGGACGACCTGACCAACACCATGTTGGCCGCGATGACCGGGCTAGACCGCGCCAACGTGAGCCGCGCTATCGACTCGCTGCAAGAGCGTGGAGTCATCACCGTTGCTTCCGGCCATTTCGGGAAAGTGCTTGGGGTCCAGAAAAACTACCGGACTTGGGCCGCTGAAACGCCCGCCAAGTATGATGCCAAAACGGCACGCAATGATGCCAAATTGGCACATGCCGAAACGGCATCGCCGTGCCAAAACGACACGCCCTCAGAGGATGCCAAAACGGCATCAACCCCGTGCCAAATTGGCACACGCATGATGCCAAAACGGCATCCTGATGATGCCAAAACGGCACACACAATAGACAACCCCAATAGACAACCCCAAAAGACAACCCCAATAGGTTCCGTGGTCGCTATCGCTCCCACGGTACAGCCGCCAGTTTCCGCAGCGACTTGGGATGCCTACTCGACGGCCTACGAACGGCGCTACGGAATCCAGCCTGTGCGCAATGCCCAGGTCAACGCCCAACTAGCAAACCTCGTGAAGCGCATAGGCGGCGATGACGCCCCGCACGTGGCCGCGTGGTACGTCGGGCACAACGCCAGCTGGTACGTCACCAAGGGCCACACCGTCGCCGCGCTGCTGGCCGACGCCGAGAAGCTGCGCACCGAGTGGGCCACCAACCGCCGCATCACCAACACCTCCGCCAAGCAGGCCGACCGCACTCAGGCCAACGGCGACGTCTGGCAAAAACTCATCCGGGAACGCGAGGAAGCCAATGGGCAATTCTGACATCGAACTTTTCCGCGCCATTGCGGTGACGGCAGAACTGACCGGCACTGACCTGAGCGAAGGCGCGGCCCGCGTGTTTGCCGACGACCTTGCTGCCTACCCGCTGCCGCAAGTCCTTGCGGCGCTGACCCGGTGCCGGCGCGAGGTCAAGGGCCGACTGGTGCTGGCGGATGTCATCAGCCGCATGGACGACGGCAGGCCGGGGCCGGAGGAGGCGTGGTCGCTGATGCCGAAGCACGAGGCCGACTCGGCTGTCATCACGGACGAAATGGCTAAGGCATTCGGCGCTGCTCGCGAACTCATTGACGCTGGCGAAATGGTGAGCGGGCGCATGGCGTTCCTTGAGGTCTACCGGCGCGAAGTGCAGAAGGCCCGCGACGACAGCAAGCCGCCGCGCTGGTTTGCCTCAATGGGCCACGACAAGTCCGGCAGAGCCGCCGCGATCATTGAGGCGCGCGAGCGAATGCGGATCACGCACCAGCACGCCGAGTCGATGATGCTCACCCACGCCCCGGACCAGATCGACGCCATGCCCCGGCTTGGACATGACGGGCCGCAGTCGGTCGGTGGCCTGCTCTCCGGGATGATGCGTCGGCTGCCGAATCCGGGCGACGGGGCGCAGGCATGACCTGCTTCTCTTGCCACCACTCGCACGCCCTTCTGGGCCAATTCCGCCCGGTGTTGTGGTGCTCGAAGTACGACGCCCCAGCGCGGACACGATGCCCTGCCTTCACCTACGAGCCCGGCACCGATGAGCAGCCGTGAGCCAGTGGCGAAAGGCCGGCCCGAACAGCCTGACGGACGGCCGCTGGCTGATCGAGAAGTGGGAGCGGCAGCGGGACGGGATCTGGCTCGGCAGCTTCAGCTACGTGCTCTCGCGGCGTGTGAACGCCACCAGGATCGAGTTCGTAGCCGGGCCGTTCGATTCGGCAGAAGCGGCAAAGGCTCGCGCCCATGACCATTAGCCTCACGCTCCCCTGGCCGCCAAGCGTCAATCGCTACTACCGCAGCATCAGCCGTGGTGCGCTCGCTGGCCGCGTCCTCATCAGCGAGGAGGGCAGGGCGTACCGATTGGCGGTTGACGCCGTGGTGCGCGAGGCCAAGGCGCGGAAGTGCTACGACGTCCCGCTGTCGGTCGCCATCCTCGCGAGCCCACCGGACCGCAGGGCGCGCGACCTCGACAACCTGTTCAAGTCGGTGCTCGACAGCCTCCAGCACGCCGGGGTTTATCTCAACGACTCGCAGATTGACCGGCTGCTGATTGAGCGCGGGCCGATCGTGAAGGGCGGCGGACTGGTGGTGAGTGTTGAGCCGTTGGTGGTGGTGGATACGGGGTGGCGGGTGGCATTGGGCGACGAGGTGCAGCGTGCATGAGCTGGCTTTATTCGCAGGCGCTGGTGGCGGAATACTTGGCGGAAAACTCCTCGGCTGGCGAACCATCTGTGCCGTTGAGCAAGACGCCTACGCCGCAAGCGTACTCGTCGCCCGACAGAATGACGGAGTTCTCCCGCCTTTCCCGATTTGGGATGACGTTTGCACCTTTAACGGACGACCTTGGCGCGGACGTGTTGACGTCGTTTCTGGCGGCTTTCCCTGCCAGGACATCAGCGTTGCCGGAAAAGGTGCAGGCATCACCGGAGAGCGCTCCGGCCTCTGGTCCCACATGGCGCGCATCATTGGCGAAGTTCGACCCCGATTCGCGTTCGTGGAAAACAGTCCAGCTTTGTTTGTTAGGGGACTCGGAGTTGTCCTCGGTGACCTGGCCGCGCTCGGGTATGACTGCCGATGGACAGTGCTGGGCGCTGCCGATGTCGGCGCTCCGCATCAAAGGGACAGGCTCTGGATTGTGGCCGACGCCCACGGCGCACAACGCAAAAGAGGGCGGCTTCCAGAGCGAGCACGACCGGAATACTCCGACATTGGCAGCTCAAGCTGGTGGCGCACTGAACCCGACGTGGGTCGAGTGGCTCATGGGCTGGCCGCTCGGATGGACCGACTTAAAGCCATTGGAAACGGACAAGTCCCAGCCTGCGCGGCAGCCGCATGGCGAATCCTCACAAGCGATTGCGAGGTAGCCGCATGAACCTAGTCCGCGAGTTAGCCGCCAAATTCGACGCCGCCACAGCGTACGGCGCTCGCACAACGCTCAAGCGCCAGATTGCTCAGTTGACCGGCACCAGCCGGGGCGCGGTCGATAACTGGCTGATGAAAGGCAACATCGAGGCGCGGCACCACAAGGCGGTGATTGCGTTCATCGCGACACCGCTGCCGCCCGAAATGATTCGCCCGCCGAAGGTTGCGCCGCCTGTCCGCTTCAAGCCTCCACCGAAAGACCCGCAGCGCACCGCGCGCATTGGCACGGACTGGAAACAGTTCCGGCCGTGGTTTTCAACCGACGCGAGCTGGCTCAACGCCATGCAGCTAGCCGACCGCTACCAGCGGAAGGGCTGGCACAACAGGGCGTTTCGCGTCCGCATGAATCTGGATTGGATTCCATGAGCATGTCCTTGGCCGACTGGGAAGAAGCGCTGTTCGTTGCGCAGGCCCGGATTGACGAAGCCATTCACCACCGCGACACGCCACAGGAGGCTAAAGCATGGTTGCTCAAGTCCTATCAAAACCTCATCGAGGCGCGTCACGGGCTGCGCAAAGCGGGCGAACTGGTTTGCCATCGCCCTACGCGATAGAGCGCGGACAGGCGCGTTTTGAGAACTGGGCGGAATGGGCGTTGTCCAGCGGCATCGGCGTGGGCTACCCGAAGCAGTCAGCCTTTGCGCGCCTGTACCAGCCCGAGGCCGGCGACGTTTGGGACGGGCTCAGTGACGCGGAATGCAAGGCGAACGTGGACAGCGACGACGCTGAGCGGGTTGAGAGGTTCGTGCGCGAGCTGGGGCAACCGCACCGGAGCGTTGTGAAGTCGTTTTACCTCGGCATGGCCCCGCCGTTCATGGCGGCGCAGAAATTCGGGCTGAAGCTGCGGCAGTACTACGAAGTGCTGGACGAGGCCGCCGGGTGGCTTGGGGCCAAGCCAACGCTTGCGCGTTAGAACTTGCTTGCGGCAGGATTCGCGCACGGGGCGAGGTGCGCCCAAAATTCACGAAGGCTCGACGGGAAACCGCCGGGCCTTTTTTGTTTCCAGTCTCGGGCAACCCTGAGCCGGGGGACGGATGACCATTCAAAACCGAGACCAGCACATCGAGGACTTGCTGCAGTGGGTCGCTGATGGCAAAGCCATGCGGCATTTCTGCAAAGAACCCGGGCGCCCGGCTGCGCGGACGGTGTATGACTGGCTGGATGAGGACGAGGAGTTTTCCGCACGCTTCGCGCGCGCGAGAGAGCAGGGCGCTGACGCCATTGCCCTTGAGGCGCTGGACATCATTGACGAAAAGCCCGAGTACGCATCCAGCGGGGATGGCAGCGAGCGCATCGATTCAGGCTATGTGGCTTGGCAACGGGCGCGGGTCGATACGCGACTCAAGCTGCTTGCCCGGTGGTTCCCGCAGAAGTACGGCGATAAGGTCGACCTGTCGGGCAATCTGTCTGGCGTGCTGAGTTGGCGCGACACCCTCGACGCATAGAAATCCCCTATAGCCCGCGCAGAGCCTTTCTCGGCCTGCACAAGCGCCGCCAGCGCTGGGCGGTAGTGGTTGCTCATCGTCGCGCGGGGAAAACGGTCGCCTGCGTCAACGAGCTAATCCGCGCCGCCTGCACAGCGAAAATTGGTGCACGGTTCGCCTACGTCGCGCCGTTCTTCCGCCAGGCCAAGGCCGTCGCTTGGGACTACTTCAAGCAGTTCAGCAAGCCGATTCCGGGCATCGCGGTAAACGAGGCTGAACTGCGCATCGACTACCCGAACGGGGCGCGCATCCAGCTATTCGGCGCAGACAACGCGGACGCATTGCGCGGCCTAGGTTTCGACGGACTGGTCGCTGACGAGTTTGGCGACTGGAAGCCGAGCGTATGGGGCTACGTCATCCGCCCGGCGCTCGCTGACCGCAATGGCTGGGCCGTAGTCATCGGCACGCCCAAAGGCCGCAATGCGTTCTACGACACGCTACAGCGCGCGCAGGGCGACCCGGATTGGTTCACATCCATCATCCGCGCCAGTGACAGCGGCATCCTGCCGCAGGCCGAGCTAGACGCCTTGCGCGCCGAACTGACTGACGACGCTTGGCGGCAGGAAATGGAATGCGACTTCGATGCCGCACTCCCCGGCGCCATCTACGGCAAAGAGCTTTACGAGCTTGAGCAGGCTGGCCGCTTCCGGCATGGGCTGTACGACCCGGCGCTCAAGACTCACGCGGTTTTCGACCTCGGTTTCAGCGATGACACCGCTATCTGGTGGTTCCAAGTCGGCAAGGAAATCCGGTTCGTGGACTGCTACGCCACCCACGGCCAGCCGATTGCGCACTACCACGAAGTGCTCAAGGCCAAGCCGTACACCTATGGCGACTGGCTCTGGTTGCCGCACGACGCGCGGGCCAAGAGCTTGCAGACAGGCCGCAGCATTGAAGAGCAGTTCCGGGCGCTGGGCTGGAAGCCGCGCATCGTGCCGGAACTCGGGCTGGTCGACGGCATTCAAGCCTCACGCTTGACGCTGGCCGACGCGCACTTCGACGAGCAATGCCGCGAAGGCATCGACACGCTTAAGCAATACCAGCGTGAGTTCGACGAGGACAAGAAAGCGTTTCGCGACAAGCCGCGCCACGACTGGACTTCGCACTATGCCGACGCCTTCAGATACGCCTGCCTCGTCTGGCGCGAAGAAATGAAGCCGAAAGAGCCGGAGCCGACGAGGTTCCCGCAGCACCTGACCATTAACGAACTCCTGAAGCGCCAACAGCGGCGCAAGGCTGAGGATTGAACGCATGGCCGCACCGACAAGTCCTGATGACATCTTCGTCAATGGCAAATGGGTAAACCGCAGCGGTAATTCCAGCACCCAGCTTACGCAGGACACGCAGGTCGGCAATTTCGTCCGCAATCCGGCCAGCGCGGTCAACGCCTATGGCGACGTGCGCTCGGTGGGGTTTGCCACCATGCTCACCCCTTCCATGTCGGCGGTCGCCATTGGCGGCCCCGGCAACATCTCGGCGGCTGCCAACGACACGCACCTGATGCGCCTGATTGTCGGCACCGCCACGCTGGGCGGCGCAGTGACGTTTGACGGGTTCCAGGACATCGCCGGCAACGCTGTGCAGCTGACCTTCGCCTCAACCACCCCGCAGGGCGTCTACGAACTGGGCCACGTCTTAAACGATAAGGGCCAGCTCAAGGTCACCACGGGCTTGATTACCGCCGCGTCCGTCATGGTCGTCACGAGGCCCGCGTAGTGGCTTATCAGTACCCTCCTAGCTCGACGCCCGTCCTTGACCTAGTTCTCACGGGCGGCGCGACCGCTGGCGCTGCGGCGCTGACCGCTGCCGGCTTTACGCTGGTGCGCGGCAGTGGCGAGTCGTTCGACAACTCGTTTGGCTACAACGGCAACGGCACCGGCGGGCGCAGCTACCAGACCAGCAGCCCGTCGTGGGCCGCGACAATGAATGCCGCGACCGAGTTCACGATTCTGGTGCAGTTGCGCCGCGTGGACATTGCTAAATGGGTGTTGTCGAACACCAGTATTGCGACGGACAGCGAAGGCGTTCCGCCTGCCGCACAGGGCATGTTCATCGGGTTCGATGGCAATTCAACGCCCAGCGTCTACGGGCAGTACCTCGCTGGAGCGGCTGGCGCTGGTTCCGGCCTGACCAATTCTCAATACCTGTTCAAGGCGTCCGACGCGGTCACCAAGACCATCACCACGACGCTGTGCAGCCACTTTTCCAATCTGTACGACGACCCGGACGGTTTCGTCGAGCTTGGGTTCACGGTCACGCCCGCCACAGCTAGCTCGACCGGCACCTACACCCTGCTGATTGACGGCTATCCGGTTTGCTCAGACACCGTGGCCGCCGGCACCACCTGGACGAACTCTTTCGTGCGAGGGACGCTGGCGTGCCAGTTTGGTGCGTCTTCTTTCTGGTCAGGCTGGATTCGTCGTGTGCGCCTGTACAACAAGGCGGTGCGCTGGAATTACAACCTATTTCCCAAGATTGGCGTCCTCGGCGACTCGTTTGCCCAGCGCGGCACGGGCCGAGCCAATACCGCCACGGCAGCAGTGACCAGCATCACCCGCGCCACGACGACGTACACCGTCACGACCACTGCGCCTCATGGACGCTCGACCAATGATTGGGTGACGATTTCTGGCGCTACGTCGTCGGGCACGAACGGATACAACGGCGTTTTCCAGATTACGGTGACGGGCGCTAGCACGTTCACTTACACGTCTACCAACACGGGCGACGCCTCTGCTGGTGGCACCATTCTGGTGGCTTACGAAACGACCGCAGCCATTGCGGCGGTTCAGAACGACCTTGACGACACAGTGTTGCTGAACAGCGGCGCTAACCGCCATTTCACTGGCACTGCGATGCCGAATGAATGGGTTTTCTGCATGGAGCGCTGGGCTGTGCGCGCTGGCCTGCCGCCGTTCCGCGTGTACAACGCGGGCAAGAGCGGCACGGCTTTCAGCGTCAACCCGCTGCCGCCTCCGTACCTGACCGCGCTCGCGGCGTGGAACCCGGAAATCGTCATTTGGAATTTCAGCGTTAACGATGTAGACGGCACGCTCTACAACCCGCAGACGCAAATCACCGCCGCCAAGGCGATGATTGATTCTTTCATCGCGCAGTCCCCGAAGACTCGCCGCATCCTGCTGTGCCAGGTGTGGCCGGCCAAGTCGCCTCTGGGCGGGTGGAGTAGCAATCACGACTTGCAAATTCGGCAGCAAGCCGCCGCGCAGGCTCAGGCGGGGCTGGACGGGTATTCCAACGGCATTGTGAAGTTTATTCCGGCATACGACCTGTTGGGCGGTGTGAATTACGACACGCGCTTCAATGTCGGCCTGTACCCGAACATTCAAGGCGGCGTTGCCAATTCCGACATTCACCCTGGTGGGTTCGGCATGCTGAAGATGGCTGAGGTTATCTGGCCGTACCTGCGGCGTGAGATTGGCCCGTACTAATGAGCGAACCCGCCGCCGCCAACGCCTACGAGACCCCCGCAGAAGTCGGCCTCGGCCCGTCTGCGGTCTGCCGGCGCTGGAAGTTGGAACTCAAGCTGGCCGACAAGCGCGAGCGCGAGTGGCGCAAGAAGGCGAAAGCGGCCAACGACCTGTATGCCGGCGTCAACCTTGCGGCGAACAGCTTCAACATTCTCTGGTCGAACACGGAGACTTTGAGGCAAGCCTGCTACAACAGCCTGCCAGAGCCGCAGGTGCGTCGGCGCTACCAAGACGCCGACCCGCTGGGAAAAGCCGTCAGCGAAGTCCTGCAGCGCTCGCTTGAGTTCAGTATTGAGGGCTACGACTTCAACGCCCTGATGAAGGCCGACGTCCTGTCGATGCTGCTGCCGGGCCGCGCCGTGTCGCGTGTCCGGTACATCCCGAGCCTGCGCCAGGTGGGCGTCACTGCTGAGACGCACGAGGAGGGCGCAGAGGAGCCGACGCACGAGGCGCAGGAGGGCGACTCCTACGAGGAGATTGAGTGGGAGCAGGCCGTGTGCGAGCGCGTCCAGTGGGACGATTTGCGCATCGGCCCCGGCAAGCAATGGGATGACGTTTGCTGGGTGGCTTTCCGCCACTACCTCGACCGCGAGGAATTGAAGGAAAAATTCGGTGATGAGGTTGGCTCCCGCATTGGCCTTGACTCGGTAGGCGACGAGGACGTTTCAAAGCATTCCGACCTTGAACCGCTGTTCAAGACCGCCAGCGTGTGGGAAATCTGGGACAAGGACGAGCGGAAAGTCATCTGGATTGCCGACAGCTACCACGAGCCGGCCAAGACGCAGGACGACCCGCTGGGGCTGCAGGGCTTTTTCCCTGTCCCGCGCCCGTTGTACGCCATTGAGCGCCACGATTCGACCGAGCCGCTGACCCTCTATAGCCAGTATGAGCAGCAGGCCAAAGAGCTGAATCGCATTAGCACGCGCATTAACAAGCTGATTGACGCACTGCGCGTCCGGGGCGTGTATGACGCGACGCTCACCGAACTGTCCGAGCTGATGAAGGCGGCGGACAACGAGCTGGTGCCGGCGCAGAACGCCACGGCGCTGATTGAGCGCGGCGGGCTTGAGAAGGCCATCTGGATGATGCCCATCGAGCAGGCCGCAATGGTGCTGCGCGAACTGTACATCCAGCGCGACCAGTCGAAGGCAGTTATTTACGAAATCACCGGCATCAGCGACATCATGCGCAGTGCCACCGACGCGCAGGAGACTTTCGGCGCTCAGAAGCTGAAAACTCAGTGGGGCACGCAGCGACTCCAGAAGCTGCAGGCCGAAGTGCAACGCTATGTGCGCGACCTGATGCGCCTGAAGGCTGAAATCATCGCGGAGAAGTTCCAGCCCGAGACGCTGGAGCGCATGACTTTGGTCAAACTGCCCCACGACGAGGAAGTGAAGCAGCAGCTTCAGCAGGCGACCCAACAGTGGCAGCAGGCCGCGATGCAGGCGCAGCAGTCAGGACAGGAGCCGCCGCCGCCTCCGCAGCCGCCGCAGGCCATCACCTGGGAGGTTGTCATCGAGGCCCTGCGCGACGAGGCGCAGCGGAACTACCGCGTGGACATCGAGACGGACTCGACCTTGAGCGCCACGCAGGATTCCGACATCGAGAACATCGGCAAGCTGATGCAGGGCGTCACCGCCATGCTGTCCGGCCTCATGCCGTTCGCGCAGGCCGGCGCAATGCCGATTGATGCTATCAAGGAAATCATTCTTGCCGCCACGCGCCGCGCCAAGCTGGGCAGCGCCGTGGAAGATGCGCTCGACAAGATTCAGCAGCCGCCGCCGACCAATGAAGGCCAGCAGCAGATGCAGATTGAGCAAGCCAAGATGCAGGCCACGCAGCAGCTTGAGCAGTTCAAGGCCGAACTGAACGCGCAGGTGGAGCGCGACAAGCAGATGGCGCAAGCGCAGCAGGCGCAGCAGGAAAACGAACTGCAGGCCGAGCGCGAGATGCAGAAGTACCAGCTTCAGGCGCAGGCCGACATCCAGAAGGCCGAACTGTCGATGGCGATGGAGCGTGAAAAGCTCGACATGGCTTGGAACAAGGCCCAGCTCGAAACCTCGGCGCGCATCCTCATCGCGCAGATTGGCGCGAAGGAGCCGACCGCAGGCGACGCAGAAAGCGCGGCCTCTGGCGAAGTGACCGAGCAGCTAGCCGGTGACGGCAATGCCGTGCTTGAGATGCACCGCCAGACCTTGGCCGGCATTCAGGCGCTTGTCGCGCAAATGGCGCGGCCTAAAACCATCATTCGCGGCCCTGACGGGCGGGCGACGGGAGTGCAGTAAGTGGCGATTCAGTACGGGATTCATCATCGGGCCGGCGTGGCTGCACGATTGCAGCCGCTCGACATGAGCGCTGTCTCCTACCAGATCCCCGGCATCATCATTTATTCGGGGACGATGCCAGCCAACGTCAACACGGCGCCATCAGCGCCTGCTACGCACGCGCCGCTTGTTTATTTCCAAGCCAGCACTACGGCCTCCTATTCAACATTCACGCTATCCGGCGTCGCCATCAGCGGCACGGCCGGCCAGTTCACCTATACCTCGCAGAGCCCGACCACCCCCGCATTGGCGGTTGGCATGGTTTTGAACGTGACCGGAACGTATGGCGGAACAGGCTCCATTTCGGGTTACGTGACCAATGTGAGCTATGTGGTTTCTGCGGCTACCGGCTCCACGTTCACGCTGGTGACTCAGGGCGGTGCGGCGCTTGTGACAACCGCTGGCACGCCCACCGGCTTGACTTATACAGCTTACGCCCCTCTCAACACGTTCAACGCAATTTCAAGCGTCACGGCGCTGAACACTGGGACGGCTGCTTGGTTTCGCGTGGTGGGCCTGCCCGGAAACGGCGGGTTGGTAGGTGGGCTGCCTAAGCCACCGTTCGATTTTAACGGGGCGACCGTTACGGCAAGCACGGGTGGCGTGCTCACATTTTCGTCATCGGGCACTACCGCCTTTCCCGACCTTTCGCCGGGGATGCTCATTTACGTCACGGGCACGGCGGGCGGAACGGGCAGCATTACGGGCTACACCAGCGGCACCGTGTATTACGTCTCGTCGGTAACCCAGGCCAGCACATCAACCACCGCAACATTGCAAACCGCCTCTGGCGGCGCGGTTACTTCTAGCGCAGGGACAATTACCGGCTTGAATTGGAACGTTGGACTTCCGCTCCTGCAAGGCACAGTCGGCACCAGCGGCACGGACATGATCGTGACCAACACCAGCATCACAGCCGGCCAGAC